TGTGGTGCAGCGTCTTCTATTTTATTTTGCATATGCTCTTTTTTAGCCTCTGCAAGTTTAATATGGCTAATTACTTCCTTGACTTTTCTGTCAAGTTTAACCATATTGAGAGTATATCTACCCTCTTTAAGATGCTCCTGCTCCCATTGAAGATCCAGTCCCTTTTTCTTCGTGTATAGGGTCTCCAGATGTTGCATTATCTCCTCCATTCATAACCTCCTCATAGGTTATTCTATTTATCTTGGGATCATTCATTTCTCCAAGATATTCCCATTTTATATCACCTTTTCCTAGTTTGTCAATAATAGCGTTTTCTATATCTAATGGGCCATCCATACAAGTAATTTGTAGTTCCATTTTGTATTTATATGCATAGATTTTTACGAGAAAATTTTTCATGTTCACACCTTACAATAAAAAAAGGGCCGATACAAGATCGGCCCTTTAATTTCTAATTATTATGTTGCGTTTGATCCGAAGATACCTCTAGGATCAGAGAATCCAAATACGTATCTCTCTCTAGCTTTGTATCTTACGTTACCAGTATCAAAGTCACCTTCCATTGAAGTTTTGATAGGTGATCTGTTGAAATGTTTTAGACCATTAGGCACATCAGTTTTGATAAAGAATTTCTTCGCTGCAGTTAAGTAGTGATTTACAGTGTATCCACCA